TACTAATACAGATTCTGCCAATCTTGTTGGACGTAGATCTGGTTCTGGAGTAACAGACGATGGGTTTGACAGTAATGCAAAATATCCAGAATATGCATCTCCGGGTACTAGTCCTAATTCAGATGACGAAAATGTTGCTATAATCTCAGATAATAATATCTCTGGAGTATTTGGCAGATCAGTAACTGAAGAAGAACAAAGACTTGGTATGCGACAAAACAATTCAGGGTATATATCTGTTAAAAGCGCCACACCAGATGAACTCAATGTTAATCCTAGAAAAGGGAGACCTTTTTAATGACACTCGAACAAGTTGATAGAAAGTTTCAAACTGTATGGGAAGATTTTGTTGTACAAAATACATCATTGTACAATACTCAGTTGCTACTATCAGATCTAACTGCAAGTGACGATTGTAAACTTACTGCACTTAATTTTAGTAGATATCACGGTTATGTAGGCACGGGCTACGGAGAAAGTTCAACTAGTGTTGGTGTAACTGAACAACAAGCATATGATCTTTGGGACAGTGAATTTAATAGATATCAAAAAATTGCAAAAAAACAATTACTATCCAAAAACATTGTACAAATGACCCAAACAATGTATGATGCACTTGTGTTGTTCAACTGGACAACAGGTAATATATTTTACAGTAATGCTACTGAAGGTCAGTACAACATGACCAACGCAATTTTAAGAAAAGACACAGATACAGTAGCAAATATGATGTCGAGAAGTGTTATGAACAAAGAAAAGTGTATGCGTTGTGCTAGTGTACTGAGGCTTGCAGACTACGGAAACAATAAAAACAGATCTTGGATGCGCACCAACGGCATATACTACATGAGAGATCAAAATGAAAAGAACTTGTTGACTGACGCACAACTCAAACGTGCAAGATTTGCATACTATGCAGAGACACTGAAGTTTTTGCCATTTACTCCTGAAAGTATTAAACGAGATATTGCTAAACGCTACAATCAAACACTAGTGAATCAAACATTCACATACAGCGGAACTAACACATTTACTATGGACACTAATTTTAGTATGGATCCAATTGAAAAACTGGAAGTAAGACTCAACGGAGAGATATTAGATCATTTATTTGATTTTACAGTGAGTGATTTAGTTGTTACTATCACAAAAAACATGACAAATGGCGATATTATACGTACTCAGATCAAAATATAAAAAGTAGCAGTTAATTTTGCCATAAATATTAGTATGGCAACATACATCGGATATAGCACAATAGACACAGTCACAGGCAGTAAAACATTGGAAGATGTTGATATTGCAAAACGTGACTTGATGAATCATTTTTACACTCGCAGAGGCGAACGTGTAATGAATCCAACATTTGGTAGCATACTACCTGAGTTGGTGTTTGAACCGCTGGATTATACAACAGAAGCAGAAGCACTAGACGATGTGAATAGAATAGTGACTAACGATCCTAGATGGAGAGTTATAGAAACACTATTGAACAAGCCCACCGAGCATACACTAGAAGTGCGTGTGAGAATGGAATATATTGATACAGGAACAGCAGAAGAACTGTTGTTAACATATGTAGGTGAAGAATAATGGCACAAGGCGCAAGACAGAGCAGTTTATTTGCTGCTGAAGATTTCAGCGTAGTGTACGAAAGTTTTAGTGAAGCTAATTTTCAGGCTTATGACTTTGAAACTATTCGTAACGCTATGGTTGATTATATTAACAACAACTATCCGGAAAACTTCAATGACTGGATCAACTCAAGTGAATTTGTAAGTTTGTTAGAACTTATGGCTTTCTTAGGTCATAACTTAGCATACAGAGCAGACTTAGCCAGCAGAGAAAATTATCTAAGCACAGCAGAACGCAGAGAAAGCGCCTTACGTATTGCTGACTTCTTAGGATATACACCTACTAGAAATGTTGTTGCCAACGGATTTTTAAAGATAGACAGTGTGAGAACAAACGAGCCTGTGTTTGACACAAACGGTAACAGTTTAGCAAATATATCAGTGCAATTTGATGACACAACTGATCCCAACAGTTATAAAAACTTTTTAACTATTATGAACAGCATGTTTCAAAGCAGTAGTCAGTTTGGATCTCCTTATAGTAAAGTTACAATAGGTGGTGTGAGCAATGAAATTTACAGAACCAGCAGTGTAAACAATATAGCAACTCGCAATTTTCAAAACAGAATCAATAACAAAAATGCCACATTTAGTTTTTACAGTAGCAAAACTACTTCACAGAACACAGTGATTGAAAAAACACCTGATCCTTACAGTGTTGTTGATTTGTTGTACAAAAATGACAACAGCGGTAATAGCAGTTCAAATACTGGATTTTTTGTAGGATTCAAGCAAGGTGCAATGGAATACAAAGACTTTAATATCACAAATGGTTTATCAAATATGGTACTTGATATTAATGTAGACAACATTGCAAATGGAAACATATGGGTACAAACAATCGACGAAGTAGGACAAGTACAAAAAAATTGGACAAGAGTTGATAAGCTGTTTGGAAACAGTGCTATATTTAACAGCACCAGTAATGCTATCAGAGATATTTACAGTGTTGCTAGCAGAGAAAGTGATCAAGTTAGTATTGTATTTGGCGATGGAAGTTTTGGAAATATTCCACGTGGTAACATTAGAGTTTGGTATCGCACAGGACTAAATGAATCTTATAGCCTTAATCCTGATACATTTAATAGTACAAGTATGAACATTGATTATCAAGGAGCTGATGGTAATACATACAATGCACTTTTTACTCTCAGTTTGAAGAATAATGTAACCAACGCTAGCACAAGAGAAAGTGTTGCTAGTATCAAAGCCAATGCTCCAAGATTCTTTGCCGCACAGGACAGAATGGTTACTGCTGCTGATTACAGTATTTTTCCTGTAACAGTAAGTGAAAATATTCGCAAGATTAAAAGTATTAACCGTGTACACAGTGGTCACAGTAGATTCCGTGACTTATATGATCCTACAGCAACTTATAATGATGCAACACAATACACAGACGACGGTTATGTGTATGAAAATAATGTGACCAACAGAAGTCTTGTTAGTTTGCCTAACTCGTTGAATGGTGAACAGATTTATAAAAAGTATATTAGACCAATGCTGGGCAATGCAGAAGTTAAAAACTTTTACTACACAAGACAAGGTTACACAAGCACAACGTTTAACAGCAATTCAGATTTCAATAATACAACAAGTGGCATTGTGTTTAGAAATGCAACAGAAACAGACATCACCGGAGTATTCCGCTGGAACCAAGTTACAAAAGCAAGTGGAAGTAGCAGTGGATATTTTACCAAAGACAGTATTGTACAGCGTACCGGACTTGTGCAAACCAACAGTTTGAAAAAAGCAAGTTTAAACAGCTTGGTAGAATTTATTAGTGCGCCTTATCAGATGGGGTATGTAAAAACTATCACAGTGGTAAACGGCGGCACAGGATACACAGGCATACCCACAGTTACAGTTAACGGCGTTGGATCAGGCGCAACAGCTACAGCCACAGTTACAAGTGGCACAGTCACAGCTATTGCAATTACCAATGCAGGAAGTGGTTATGAAAACGGTACTACAGTTACAATCACAGGTGGCAGCGGAAGCAATGCCACTGCTAAAGTAACACTAGCTGACAGTAACACACAGTGGGTTAAAGTTGATAGACTTTACAAAGATGGCTTGGGTGATGACACAGCAGACGGTATTCCAACAGGAAATGACAACACAGGCAAAGGTGCTGTGGTGCTGAGTGGTGTAGTAGAAGATGGTGCAAGAGTTAGACGTATTGTTCCTGTGTTTGCCAAAGACTTTACAGACACAATTAAAACACAAGTTGTAAACAAGATAGATTCAAAAGTAAGTTTTGCACTGAGATATAACAGTGACACACAACAGTGGCACATCATTGAAAGCGGAGATATTCCTGCTAACACAACCACACTGAATGCAGTGAGTAGTTGGAGTAGACAGTACGAAGGTAATACAGGCGGCACTGGCATAGACAACAGTTGGCTTATACGCTTCAACTATAGCAGTACACAATGGGAAATACTTACTCGCAAAACACAAATGGTATTTGGCAGTAGTGCTAAACTTAAATTTAGCAACTTAAACTTCAACAGTACATTCAGCAGTGAAACACAAAAACCTCTCAGAGATTGTTTGAAAGTGTTGAGAATAAATCCTGTTAGTGAACTAGATTCAACTGCTTTAGGCAGAGACTATAAGTTTAATTTGTTTGGATATTTTGTATATCAAGATGGCTACACAGATCCTCACAATGTGAGAGTTACACTTGCTGATCCTAACAACGGAGACTATCCTACTAATCCAGAAGCATTCAACAATGTATTAGCTGGACAAACTATTAAACTAGGAACAAAAACTGTAGACGGATTTGACTATGTGTGTTATGATGCCAATGGTACTACAATTGTAAACGGTAAAGCTAATTTGCACACACAGTATGACAGAATCAGTGACATCAACAATGTAATTGATCCTGCTATTACAAACATTGTAGACACATATGTATTAATGTCAAGTTATGATAGACAGTTTAGAACTTGGACAAAATATGATGGCAGAACAGAAACTAAACCGAATCCGCCAACTATTAGTGAACTTACAAATATGTTTGAAGTATTAGAAACTAAAAAGAGTATTAGTGATCAAGTTATTTACAGACCAGTTAAGTATAAAATACTATTTGGTGATTTGGCTAGTAGTGAACTACAGGCTAGATTTAATGTAACTAAAACTGCAAACAGTACACTCAGTGACACTGAAGTAAAACAGCAGGTAATAAGACTTATCAATGATTACTTTGCAGTTGAAAACTGGGACTTCGGTGAAGACTTTTACTTTACTGAAATGGCAGCATATATTCACAATAACATGATTGGCGAAATAAGTCAAGTTACAATTCAACCAGTTGGCAATAGCACAGACACCAAAGAACTATTTGAAATAACTAGTGCAGGAGACGAACTATTTCTTCCTGTAGTTGAAGCATCAAACATTATTGTGTCTAACAGTATTGTTTCCAACAGCACAACAATAGCTGAAAGCACTGGAGTATCTTACCAATGAGCGAACGCAGTCCACGACCTATAAAGGCGCCGATGATCACAAGACCGGGTGAGTCTAACGAACACTTTGGTACACGCAATATCTCAAACTTTTTACCAGAGATATTTCAAACACAGGTCAACAGACAGTTTTTAGATACTACTATGGAGCAATTGCTCAGTAGCGGTAGCTTACAGCCTATCAAGAACTATATAGGACAACAGTATCTTAAAAATACTGTAGCTGACAACTACATCGTTGATGATAGAAGCAATGACACATACCAGTTTACACCTGGACTTGTAAACAAAGATACAGATCAAAACATACAAGGTGCATTGCCCTATGATGATCTTATTAACGCAATGAAATTCAATGAAGTTGATGTCAACAATCACAACAAAACATTGAATGAAACTGCTTATACATTGGACTTGCCAATTAACTATGATATGTTTATAAACTATCACAAGTACTTTTGGCTGACTGATATTCTTCCGCCATGTAGTTTAAGTGCAGTGCTTGCTAATCCTATTGACATTGACACTATTATTGGCAGAACTTCTTATACTACACCTACACTAGTGAATGGTAAAACTCTCACACTACAAAACGGTATGAGAATTCGATTTACTCAATCTCAGTTTACTGAATTTACACAAACAGTTTCTGGTAATACAACATTCACAGTGGGTGCTTATTCTAACACTGTAAAAGTTTTTAAAAATAATCTAATACAAACGGTTACAACTGATTATACATATAACACTAATACTGGATTGATAACATTTACTACTGCACCAGCAGTAAACGATGTAATACGAGTAACTAATTTTCATTCTTATAGTACAAGTGGGAATTATGAAGTTGACAGCATTTATATTGTGGATGGTGTAGGCACAGGTATTAAGTTAACTAAACAATACGAAGCAACTAGATATAATCATTATGCAAGACATTTTATTAATACAGCGATTTATGATACTCAGAATAGAAATGACTTTGTAGAAACTCCTACGACATTCAGCTTTGATCCTACTGATACGGATCAATACAAAAACACAAAGCGTGACTATGTTGTTGAAGAGAGATGGGCGGCAGATCACAGCGCATGGGCTAGAAGCAATTTATGGATACATGAAGATAGTGCGCAGGCTATGTGTGCATATCAAGATTTAACAGCTGGTGATTATATTGTTGATACATTCAGAGCTGTACGTCCTGTCATTGAATACAAAGCAGGAATAGAAAAATATAACTTTGGTAAAAATCATATCTCATATGTTGATCATCTAGTAGAAGATAATATTGATCCAGCCACAGCTATTGTTGGACAAACAGATTGGGATTGGACTATTTCTGGTATTACTACTCAATGGAGTTCTGGCAGTGGTTACGAACCAGGCGACTTAGTTTATTTGTCAGTAAACAGCAACATCACTTACTATGAATGTATTGCCAAACACACTGATCCAAAAGACCCTTCGCAGTCACAGAATTACAATTTTTGGAAAAGGATTGTGCCACAAGCACTGCAAAATAATGATATTGTAATGTTCTTGCAAACAACCAACAGTGTTTATAATAACAAAATTTTTAGAGTAAGTGGTGTAGGTACCAGCATTGTTTTAACAGAAATTTATGGCAGCGGAAGTACAGCTATTAATACCAATGACAAAGTTGTGATTATCAATGGTCACAATTCAATGAAGTTTGGTACAACTAACGAATCATCACAGCCGTATGATGGAAGTGAATGGTATTGGAATGGCAGTGCATGGATTTATGGACAGCAAAAAACTGCACGTAGTTTTGGTATGCTGGCACAACTGTATGATATCAACAATGTAAAATTAGACAATACTGCTACATATCCTAACAGTAATTTCAAAGGTGGTTACATTTTTGATTATGTTCATAACACAGCAAACCCAATAGATGCTGCACTAGGGTTTGGAGTCGACTATGTTGATTATGGTAACAGTCCGGGTATTAACTTTTCAGTTGATTTAGTAAACAAAAAATTCAAGTATACACAAAGCAGTCCAAACACTGAAAAGAGTCTTACACGATCAATAACTGGATATTATTATTATAAAATGTTAGATGGTACTGCACACAACGGATGGGTAACCATTAGAAATAGCCAGCCAGTAAAACGTGTAGTAAGAAAAACAATAACAAAAGCAACAGCGGGCCAAACACTAAAATTTGATCTAGGTCACAATAGTTTTGACAAAGACAAGTATTTTGTGTTCACAAAAACCAGCGACGACAAACTTAGAGTAAGCAGTCAAAAAGATAGCAGTCTTACAAATAGACTAAATCTCGTCAATGGCACATTACCTACACTGTTTATGAACACAGGAACAACATACACATTCCAAACACAATTTGCACAAAATCAAATTGAATTTGTAGATTTTGATGGCACAGCATTGGGCAGTGGGTTTACAAGAAGTTCTGGCACAGGTGATGTGTTTACATTTGCAATTGCAACACCAAGTCAAACAGCAATTAAATATCGTGTTGTTGGCACAACTAACAAAGAAGGTATAATTTATATCAACACTGTTAGCGATTATACCAACATCACAGTATACCGAAACAGAACAAAAATAAGTGCATACAGTTTAAGTGGCAACATTCTTAGCATCACAGGTGCATCAGCTATAGATGATATTTACGAAGTAGAGTATTATACAGAAGCAGATTATAGTGATACAGTAGAAGGGTCACAACTGATAGCTGACACACAAACACATAATGCGCAAAATTTAGATTTTGCAAATATCAGTTTTGGAGATCTAGTAGAACACATTAGACAACAGATGACTGGGATCCCAGGATTTACAGGCGATTATTTTGGTATTAACAATTATAGACAACTACCGCATGTGCATGAATTTGGTGGTACTATTAGACAACAACCATACAGTACAGAACTGTTAAATCAGTTACTGATGGACAAAGATACTAATCCATATAGTAGTGTTAAGTTTAATGCTAATCAATACAGCATATTCAAAAAACAATTCAAACTCAAAGCAGCACAACTGCACAACACATTGGATATTACACAGCCTGTTTACACACTAGTGGATCGTACATTAGAAGCAATGTTTGTAGGTAAAAATAAAAGTACACTGTTTGCCAACAGCAATATGGCTATGTACAGAGATTACGAAAGTGCAGACTATGGTTGGAACAATCCAACAACACCTGTGTTCGATTTACCTGAAAGTGTTAACACATATGACGACGAACAAAATCATATACAGGTTTGGCTAAATGATGATGACGGAGCTGGAAACACCCGCTGGAGAGCTTTGATCAAAGATCAAGATTATACGCTGGGCAGTAATAAAATTACAGTGACAACAAACCCAACATTCCCATCAGGAGGACAAGCACAGTTACACGTAAGATGGTATCCTAGAGCAAGTATTAGCTTTGTGCCACCTAGTGCAGTTAAACTAGGATTGTGTAAAAGTTACTTGCCTGAGTTACGCAGTGATTACAGCAAAGATAGCACAGGAACAGCCACAGACACAGTAATTGTTGGACACGACGGCAGTGTGCATGTTCGCAATGGTACTGAACTATATGACAGAAGTAAAGTAGGATTTGATCCTGTAGATGCTGCTCTGTGGGATCTAGAGTGTAGAATTTACAACAACATACAACATACAAAATTAGATAATGTAAAAAGTATAAAAACTTATACGCCTAATGCACACAGAGCAAACGTATACACATGGAACAAATTTCAAGACACTGTAAAAAGCGAATTTAACAAATGGAAAGTAGCCAACAACGTTACTGCTCTACAAAGTGATACCTACTATGATGCTAGTGACAAATGGACATGGAACTACAGCGATGTTACTCCAGGTATCGGCGGCTGGAGAGGATTGTATCATTACTTCTTTAACACAGATAGACCGCACACACATCCTTGGGAAATGATGGGATATAATCGCAAACCTAGCTGGTGGGACGCAAACTATAGCTGGACAGATGCCACTGAGAGAGCAAACTTAATAACTGCACTCAAGTACGGTAAAATTAACAATCCATCACTAGATGCTGTATACGATATCAATTACAGTTATAACAATTATGATTGGGCAACCAATACACTGGTAACAAATGCAGGTGTATTAAACGATCCAAACACAGCTGGTGTTGTTGCTACGCCAACAGATCCTGCTCGTGCATTTGAGTTTGGAGACTGGGGTCCGGTAGAAGCCGAATGGAGACGCAGTTCTGAATACAAAATTGTAGAATTCTTAGCACTACTCAAAGCAAGACCACTGATTGCCACCAACAACTATTTTGCTGTCAATGAAAGAAAAGAATCTACACTTAGCAGTTTCAATAATGCACAATTGTACAATGGTACCGCAAATCAACTAACAAGTTGGAAGTCGCATCAACTGAGTGGTAATATACAAACTGGTAAAATTATCGAGTCTGTAAGAGTTGTCAATGGCGGTACAGGTTATACCAGTGCGCCTACAGTGAGTGTATATGATAACTTTGGACAAGATGCACAAATACAAACACACATCACAGGAGGTGTAGTTACAAGTGCTAGTGTGATCAATCCTGGTAAAAACTACTACAATAGACCAACACTAATACCAAGCACAGGTGCAGCAAAACTAGAGCCTATCCTAGCTGAAGATAGCAAACGCTACTTTATCGGTATGCAAAACAGTGTGATCGATTTTGCAAAAAGCAATAGTACAACTGTTGAAGAATTTCAAACTAGATTAGAAAATATGTCGTTTAGTACTGTAGCTAAAGCAGGCGGCTTTGTAAACAGCAATCAAAAATTTATGTTAGAAAGCAGTCAAGGCAAAGGTCGTGTATTTGTTCCAGAAGAAAACTTTAATACAATACTGTTTACAAACAGTCCTAATACTGAATACTTCTTTGGCGGAATTAAAATTGATAAAACAGCAAACGGGTATAAGATTGCAGGCTATGACAACAGTAAACTTACATTCAAATATTATGCTCCTGTAACCAGTAGTAATAAAATTAGTGCAGTTATAAGCAGTACTGAAGTGTTTAGATATACAGACTTTGAAACCGCTGAAAGTACATTAGATTATAATACAGAACTATCAAGTATACAAGAAGTTTATAACTTTATTGTAGGGTATGGTTATTATCTAAACACAATTGGATTTACACAGCAATGGCGTAGTGCTGCAAATGATTTTGTAACATGGGCATCCAGTGAAACAACTATTCAACTTAAAATTATTCCAGATAACACAAAGATCACAGTGCAAGATAGTACAAATGGATACTTTGATAATATCAATAATAGATATGATGGTATCTATAATGTTAACGATAGCAATGGAAATCAAATACAAACCAGCAAGTTGCTCATTGATAGAAATATATTAAGTCTTGACAAGGAAACAACATTTAGTGTAAAAGATAGTAGTGACGAAATATATGGAGTAAGATTATACAAAACACAAGTAGAACATTTAATTGTGTTTGATAATATTACAAACTTTGATGATGTAGTGTATGATCCTGCTATTGGACAGCGTCATAATAGAATTGTGTGGCAAGGTACAAGAACCAAAGACTGGAACGGACGATTCTACAGTCCGGGTTTTGTAATCACTGATAATACAATTATTCCAAACTATGACACAGTTGCAAAAGAACTTGATCAATACTACGGAAGAACTGCAAATCTTAGCAATAGTCAAATCAGTAACGTTGCAAAATACAATAGCGGATACAATAAACCACAGTGGGCAGATAATTTAGATATCGACGATGATACATTGTTTGAATTTGTACAAGGCAGTCTCAAGTACAAAGGTACCAAGTATGCACTAGATGCATTTGCAAGAAACAAAAGTTTATTTGATGCTGATGCTATGATTGACCTACATGAAGAATGGGCTATTAGAATTGCAGACTTTGGAGATACAAGAAGCAGAGATACAATAGAGTTTCAACTGACTCCAGACTTGCTCGCCACTAGTCCTCAATCTATTAGATTTACACAAGGCGAATTAAATGATACGCTGACAGATTTAACAATTGACGTTGATAGTAATAGTCCGTTACTCGTAACTGGATCTCCTGGCAACAACTTTACAACAAGAGCAGTAAACACTTATTCAGGTAGTACAGCTGATGAATATCACAGCGACTTTGTAAACAGCGGGTTACCACTTACAACAGAAACAGACTATCAAGTTATTAATAGACAAAATATGTTATCTCTAGTAGAAAACTCAAATGATACATACAACTTCAGCGGCGACTGGAGAGATGTACTGCCTTGGGATCCTTATATTAGTTACAAATACAATGACAAAGTACTGTACGAAGGACGCAGTTGGGCGATGCTAGATCCGGATGGTAGTAGTGGTATTAGCACAGGTAACGATCCAATTGAAGTTATAGGTACTATTACACTTCCTAGTGTGCCTTCAAGCGGCGGTACATTGGTGTTAGACAACACAACAGTAACACTAACTAAAACTTCTACGACAACAACACTTGGCGTTATTAACATTATTGGAACTCAAGACATTGCCAGCAGTAATGTTGTAACACACGGCAGTACAGTTGTACTAGGTGAAACAAGTTCGCTAGCACAGACTATTACATTTAGCAATCCAGTAACAACTACAACTTACAATGATGTTGTTAAAACAGGAACAGTGAGCAATCCTAATTTTGTAGGCAGTGCAACTAAAACATTAATTATCGACGGACAAACAGTTACATTTAATGATACTGTAGCAACCACAACAAATATCACTGCCCAAGCAGCATTGGAAAACAGTTTCAATGCAAACAACTTTAATAATACAGCAAATTTAGCTACCAACAGGATCAATGCCTTAGAAGCATTGAGAACAGCATACATTAGTGCAAATAGCAGTAGTGCTTGGCAAACATTTATTACAACTTATTTTACAAATAATGCTGGTATAAATTTAAGTCAACTATTAGTTGAACACGGGACCAGTCCAAGTTACGTCACACAGCTAGAAAGTTTAATTACAAATGATGTTGCTCTTATTAATGAGCAAACAGGAAATAGTTACGTAGCAAGTGCAGTAATTAGTGGCAGCACAGTAATACCAAACAGTGATATTGTAGCAACACAAAACGCTGTAGACAATGGTGTATACATCGACGATTTTGCTACATATGTTAAAGGTAATCCAAGTGTAACTCTTGCCACAACTACTGTGGTTGCTACTCAAAGCGGTACAACCTTTAAAACTTACACTTTGGCAGGAATTGTACAAGAAATTAATGACGCAGGTATTCCCAACGTTGTTGCAACCAATACAGGTACATTTTTAAGATTGACAAAAACAACCAGTACACCTACTGTAGCATTTGATTTAACACTCAGTGTAGGAACTGCAAATAACGATGTAGGTTTTAGCACACAAACAGAAACAATTGCTGCAACAAGTAGTACCTCAACTGGCTTCCCTAATTTAACATTACAACAAACTGTTAATCAAATTAATGCTGCTGGTGTTACAGGTATAACAGCAAGTATCAATGCAAACAATACAAACCTATTACAAATTAACAGCAATAGATCAACACTGTACATAGGTAACGGAACTGCAAACAGTGTAATAGGTGTTACACCAGGAGTTACACCTGCAGGATCTACTACAACCACAAGTAACATAAGTCTTGATGTTAACGATATTGTTGATAAAATTAATCAAGCTGGCATCAGTGGAGTGAGTGCAAGCAACAGCAACAACAGACTAAAACTGGTTAGTGTTAACAGTCAGTTTGTGATTGGCGCAGGATCAAGTAACGGTCAAGTGGGATTGGTTGCACAAACATACAACAGTGCAACGATACAAGTTGGCAATGTGTTTAATGCTATTGTAGGCAGTGACAACAATCAAGTGTTTAGAGAAATGACAAATGATCCAAACATTTTTAGTATTCATATTGCAGATGACAGCGTTGAAAGCAACTACAATTTAGGATATCAAGTATATCAAACAATGGATCTAAGCATGTATGTTAATTACAGTTGTGCAGGAATTATTGATGCTGACGAAGCTGAAATAACTGTTGCAAGATACCCTAGTAATTTAACACAAGCACACAACTTGTCTGTTGGTGATTATGTGTTGATCAGAGGTAGTACAACTATTCCTAGCATTGATGGTATTCACAAAGTACACAAAGTAGACAGTGACAGTGTAACTAAGTTTTATATTGATCAATATATTACGCAAGAAGGAAGTGGCGGAAACATTTATCCTCTACGCCCTGTGAGATTCAGCACTTTCAATGAACTTGATAGTGTTAAAAACAATCAAGTCAATGGTGTGTACAAATATAACTTTGGTGGTTTCAGACAAAACAACACAGCTCAGCCAATATATGCATATGTAGACAATGACGGTACAAACAAAAGTGCAGTTTACAAATGGAGTGGATTGTGGACCAATGCCAATGGACATTACAATGGTGTATTTGAAAAAGTACGCACAGGCAACACACAAGCAAGAAATGATCTAATTGAAAATGTAAAAATATACGATGCACTTAACAGAAGTAGTATTGCAAATATTGAGACATGGGATCCAGCAAAAGGCATCATATTTGGATTTGTCGACAAAGAGATCGACTATAAATTAGCAAGTGATATTGCCAGCTACAATTACAACAGCATAGACGGCGAAATTGCAAACACTAGTTCATGGACAGAAGAATATGTTGGTGTACGTTGGTGGGATATAAGCACAGCGATTTATTTAGATTACGAACAAAGCACAATAGACTATCAACAGATGAACTGGGGTAGACTTGCAACAGGTGCCAGTATCGATATATACGAATGGACACGTAGTCCTGTGCTTCCAGAACAATGGCAAGATGCAGTAGATGCAGAAATAGTTATCGATGGTAATGTTGCAAGTGGACAAGCATACTTTACAGCAGTTGATAACGAACGTATATACAATTGGACAGAGCAAGTTTATTACAATCCTAAAACACGTAGAAATGAAAATGTTTACTATTTCTGGGTAAAAAATAAATTAAGTTTCAGTGGTATAAGACAATACAATGTTACACAACTCAGTCAGATACTTGCCAATCCAGAAGCATTTGGATTGAGCTGGGCCGCGGCTAGTGGCAGTAGTCAACTGTTTTTGAGTAATGTAAGCAACTATGTAACCAAATACAGTGTGGTACAGATTAACCAGCGTTATCCAGACAGCAACAGTATGCCGTTGAATGAATGGACATTGTTAGCAGAAAATGATCCTAACACAACTATTCCAGAATACTTGCACATTAAAATGCGTGATAGTCTAACAGGATTCAACAACTATTCAATTGATAGTACATATACAACTTGGGGTAGCAGCACAGTGTATGCCAAAGATGCAGTTGTTAAAGAAGGTAATGATTATTATATCAGCTTACAGTCTAACAATCAGTCACAGCAACCAAGTTTAGACACAGATATGAGTCACTGGAGTAAAATTTACGATTACAGTTTTGTAGACGGAACGCAAGTGGATGATATACGAATTTGGAGAGGACAACATGTTCCAGATTTAGATTTACACGAATACAATCGTTACGGTCATCTTGTGCGTCCGAGACAAAGTTTGTTCAGAGACTTAGTTGAAGCAAGACACAACTTTGTTTATACAGTAAACGATATGCTGAGTCAAGTAAACGTTGTAGACGAATTGCAAAATTGGGAAGATACATTTGAAACTACATTTAGTAGAGGCGCAGTAACATATGATGTCAAAGACTATGTAAATTTAACAGACTTTAAACTGATAGAAAAGAATTCAGCAGGCACTGTAACATATAGATTTGATACAAACACTGTTCCTGACTTTGTATATGAGTCGGATCAAGAATATTTGAATGCAGGTGAACCACCAGAAGGTAGTTATGTTTTAATCAAACATGACTTAGGTTCAGATTTAGTTGACAGGAAAAAAATGTATCACTTTGTTGGTGGTACAGATAAACTTGTTTTCAAAGAAAAGTCAACAGTACAGCTCAGTGAAGAGATGTGGTTACAAAGCAAGTTTGGTCATGGATTTGACAGTATGAGCTATGATCTTATGCCGTTTGATAGTGATAGCAGTATTGTTATAGGTCATCTCATGGATCTATTGCGTAAAAATGTTTTTGTAGGCAGACATCATGTGATGTATAACAAGCTATGGTTTAAGTTACTGTACAGTGCAGTATTACAAAACACCACAGACGATTTTGCATTCAAAACAACTTATGTGAGATTACGTGTTAATCATCCTCTATTACTCAACAAATCAACTTATCAAAGATTTGGTGTAGATGTTGTTGAAAAATACTTTGATACAATCAAACCTTTCCATACAAAACTACTAGACTTGGTAGATAGTAACACACATGGTGAAGCTACAAACATCGAGATTGACGAGCAAAGCAGAAATACTAATATTACTATGGTGTATAGTGATCACACACTTAGAGATTGGGCATGTGATCAAGTGTTGCTGGGTGGTGACTTTACAAGCACACCTACTGGTAATGAGGATATTTCTACATTCACTACTATTGACGCAAACTTAGATTACATATATAATGGAAATCTGTTTGTCCAACCTGTGTGTGAAGGATGGGGTGAAGAACTTTACCCAACTGACTTTGTAGAAAACATTAGTATAGCAGTACAAACAAACGCTAGCGGAAGCACAGAAACCGCAGATACTAGAACTTATAGAATGACGCAATATCAACCAATGGACATACACATAAGTAATGTTATTGTTGATGCTAATAAAACTACAACCACTGCAAATGTTTCTGGTACAGATACAATAATTCCAGTAACAAATGCTGCACTGCTTGATGATCCAAACACTGTGTTTGGAAAAGGTGAAGTACCATGTGTGGTATATATAGACGGTGAACGTATTGAATACAACGCAATAAGTGGAAACAACTTATTGTTCTGTATTAGAGGTACATTAGGTACAAGTGCAAAAGCACACAATAGTGGTGCAACTGTAATTAACAGTGGCCCAACAACACGTATACCTACGCTAGAGAAGTTCTCTGATCACGGAGATAACTTGCGTATGGCATACAATGATAGCGGTGTTAGTCTTAGTGCCGCAGGAATTTCGCCCGAGCATGCATTTATAAGAAATGTGGGTCAAGGATCGATATAAATATTATAAATTGGAAAAGACTATGAGTTTAGAACAACATATTGAAACACCTTTAATAGGTATTGAAGGACATATTAAGATTTGGGATCCAGAGTCAGGCGAAGTTCTGGTTCGTAGACGCAACGCTGTGAACTACGAAAACATGAGCATTGCAATTGCAAATCTACTAGCTAGCGAAGCTGGATCAACAAGCACATACGAAGTAAGCACTATGCGTTTTGGAAATGGCGGGACAAGTATTGATGGTTTAGGTGCAGTTACATATAAAGCAACTAACACAAACAGTAGTACAGGTGCGCTGTATAATCAGACGTTTAGTCAAGCAGTTGATGAATCTGTTACAGGTAGCGCAGACAATAGTGTAGAAGCAAGTCATACTAGCCCCAACACATACAGCGATGTAATTGTAACATGCACATTGGATTATGCAACACCTGTTGGACAAGATACATTAGACACAGCAACAAATATGAATGGTACATATGTATTTGACGAACTAGCACTGTACACAGCCAACAACGATTTGTTGACTCACGTAATTTTTCACCCTGTACAAAAAAGTGCAAACAGAAAAATACAAGTTGTTTACACACTAAGAATAAGAAGTTCGTTTGCGGACTTATAATAGGAAGACGATATGCCATATACAGTAGATTATAGCGACAGTGCAAAGACAGCAATCGTAGTAAACGACGGTACAGTTGACACCAGCACTAGTTTAGGACTAATTGGTAAAAACTACACAAACTTCGGTGAACTACTCAACGAGGACTTGTTGCATCTGCTAGAAAACTTTAGTGATGCTAACGCACCAAGCAACCCCACTGAAGGACAACTTTGGTACGATACAGGTAACAGTAAACTTATGATATATGACAACGGTCAATGGTATCAAATTGGTGCGCCTGCAAGTACTACAAGATTTGAATATAGATATAGACAGGATACGCTAGGCACATATCACAACACAATTGAGTGTTTGGTAGACAATGTTATTGTTTGGATTTGTACAGATGATGCAACAGTATGGACACCACATGCCACTGAATATTTAGAAGATGGGTCAACTGCACTCACAACACAGTTTCCAACTATTCAAGCTGGTATCCAAATGAACAACACAACAAACTTTAAGTTTAGAGGTATAGCAACTAGTGCAGAATACGCTGACTTAGCAGAACGCTATGCAAGTGATCAGAGTTATGCAC